CGAGGTCGGGTACAGCCTTGACGTGAAGGAGATGGCAACCTCGCCCAGTGTCTGCTCGTCAGGAATAACTGACCTGACGGACATGATGTTCTCGCCTGTGCCGATCTCAATGGGTCCTGACTGGGCATAGGGATTGACGGAGTCGTAGGTGAAACCCACCTCATGCTCGTAGATGTAGGAGTCTGCGCTGACCATAAGGGGGTTTTTGAATACTCCCCTATCAGTGCCAGCCGTGCGAGATATGGTTCCAATCGCCCAGTGACCCTCACGGTAGTTGTACGTTACATAGGAATCATTCTCGTTTGATGCACTTGACGGGTAGAACCAAATGACCTCGCCAAACGAAGAGTTGTGTACAGCGTAGACCTTTGATGACTGGTTGTAGTTGATGTTGTTGAAGACGTAGTCTGAGACGTCGCAGCTAATTGGCTTGACATAACCGTCGTACTGCCAAAAGCCCGACTTAGACATCCACATCGCCGCAGTGTCAATGGCCGCAATGGATTGGGAGGAGATCACCCCACAGCCCGAACCCGCCTTCTCAAACGAATAAATGAATGGCAGTCCAATGTAAGTGGCTGTATGTACATCCACATCTGTAAACAAAATGTTTACACCTCGGACTCTTTTGCCTGCCTTCAGTGACCCGACTGTGGACAATTCAAAGTCGCCAGCCTGATTGGTTGATGCGGCAGTCCATACTGTGTTGTCCTCTTGGTCACTCCAAGACACTTTGCGACCATTACCACCTGCACCTAACGCAAACATGATGCGCTCTGAAGTCACTAAAACGGCAGCGCAACTCGTTGGCGCGTTGGTGATTACAGCCGCGACTGTCGGGGTAGTAAACCCCAATTGCCACTCATAGAGTTTGCCGTCCGTGTCGCTACACGCTACAAGATACTCGCCCCAAGTGTCTAGGCTCCATGTCGTTGCTGGTAAGACTGAACCGATGTCAGGACGTGCCACGCCATAAGAAAACGATCCATAGGTGTTGTAACCGTAGCCTGTCCCGCTGACGGCATCAGCACGGCCAGTAGTAAAACCTGCTGGGGTGATGTCTTTTACAGTATTATTTTGATCCATTGCAAAGAGTTTTGACTGTGTACCTGCCGCAACGTACCTTGCATTGCCATTAGTCACCCAAGCCAGCAACCCACGGCATACACCTGTGAGTTGCGTAGCGGACTTCTTACGCCACCCACCAATGGGTCGTAGGGTGTTCTCATACCAGCGAACTAGGTTTGAGTCGTACCAGCGTCCCGCAGCCTGGTACTCAGTACCATTACGGTAAACGCCTGGGGGGATTTTGAGTGGTATGAGTGCCATGACGAGATTATGCTGTTTCTGTAGACAAATTGGACACGAACGACATGGTGGCAATCACCGAAGGAACTGACGGGCGTGTCGGGGAGGTTCCAGCCGCAAAGGTTTCAATGGTTACCGCAACGTCGCTTGTCCTCCAAACGATCTGCACATAGTCATTAGCGACTAGGCTCACAAAGAAATTAAGGGCAACAATCACATGAGACGGGTCGCCTGATGACTTCCTTGCCGAAATGCCAAACCTGCTGTTTGATTTGGCAATGTCAGTCCCATTCTTTCTGAACCAAAAGTCAATGTCTTGAGAACTGTTTGTCGTGTTCTTGATTTGGATGCTGAATTGCAGGTTGTAGATTCCTGGCTGCGAAACGTTAAGCCTTGACGAGTTTGACAATGTCACCCCGTTGCTGAAGTCTGTAGTATCAAAGGTTACAGGGTAGGCCGTGGTGGTGTTTGCCGCAGTCTGATTTGTACCGTCCTGAAACGCACCGTAGGGTATGTTGATGTACTTCCCTCCCCTCGGCCCGAACAGCGCAGCAATGATGCCTGTGACGCGCTGAAAGTACCCTCCCATATTGGCAAAGGTCTGGCTGAAGTATCTCTGCTCGTACTCATTCCCAGGCGTACCCGTGTTGGGTGCTGCCGGTGTCGTGAGTTGGCCGGTGTAGTTTGTTGCCATTATGTGAACTGTCTAACACCAGATTTATCAATAATCAATGCAGAGCCACGGGGTTCGACTCCATCCACGTTAGGGATGCTGATATGCGTCCAACGGTCAAACTCACGGATGATCTGATCAAATGGCAGATTGGCAGCAATCACAGCGCGGACTACCTCATCAGGGGTAACGCCGGGTACACGGAAGTCGGCAGCACAACCGTGACGGTGTTGGCTGGAGTCCTTGCTGCCCACTGCATCATTGACCTGCTTGCATCGGAACGCAGAGTTAATCATCACGGGTTTGCCGCCCAAGGTAGATTTGACCTGTTCTAGCAGTTGCGCCAAGCGTTGCAGGTTGCTGATTTCCTCTTGGGTCGGGCTATTGTCAAACTCTCTGTGGTCGGTGACGGTTAACTCAGCGAGTGTGAAGTGTTTACTTAGGTGTGCCATTTTTTACCCTTCATATCGGCTAATTTCTCAAGCGTTCTGCCGCCAAAGTACGCACCCATCACAAGCATCCCCCACTGCCCAAGCAGCGTAACGTAAGACTCGGAAATCTTAAATCCAAGGCCATCCAAAATAGCCAGCGTAAGGTACGCCGTCAGGATATACACCAAGGTCATGGGGCGCACATTTTTAGACAGCCATGAATCCGAAGCCATGTCAGCAGTCCAGCGGTCTGTGGTGTTTTGCTGCTCTGCTTTGAACATCTCGGTCTCGTTTGCCATCTTTGCCAGTTCACCGTTTTGGGCAAGCGTAGCAAGTTCCAATTGGGCTTTGGCCTTGGCTTCAGGGTCGGGTATGAGTTTGTCGATGATTTTGCCGCCTACTTGCAGCAGTCCTGAAATGTCAAACATTATTGTTTACTCCTAGATAACATAGTTGCGGCAATACTCAGCATGGTTCGTGCTGATTCTAAGTTTTCGGGTTCGGTTTCCCATCCCACGGTTATCTGCCCCACAAACCGCCCCGGCTCTGGTGGAACACTGATTCTGCAAGTATAGGTAACGCCCTTGTTGATGTACCAAATACCCATCTCAGACTGCGCTGTGCGGTACTCACCGCAAGGAATTTCGTTTGCCATCAGCTTCACAACGTCGGCGTTATTGGCTGCGTTGTTTGTAAACAGCCCTACATCCAGCCCGTCATTGGTTTTGTCTCTGCCGTCCTTGGCGTAGGCTCGGTACAGTACGCGAGTCCCGAACATCGGGTTGACTTTGAACACCGCAACGATAGTGGCGTTGGTGGTCTTAAACAGGTGGGCGGAGGCATCCTCAACCCTGTCTTCGGCAATGCTGGGTATCTTCTTGGATTCTTTGTAAGCCCCAATCAGCAAGTCTTGGTTTGTGTACACAAAATAACCAGCAAAAGCAACTACGCCCATGATAAGGATGGCAGCAAGTTTAAATGGCGAATCCACATACCCCAGAACTTTGTCAAGGGTTGAATTGGCGTTTAAAGTTCCTTCGCTCACAGCTTACCTTTCATTGCAATTACACCCCAAGCCACCAGCATAAATATGGCAGCGGCTACCAATATGCAAAGCCCCATCGTGATGGCCTCGTCAATCTCCTGCTTGCGGTTCTTAGCCGCCCTAGCATCTAATATCTCTTGCGTTCGTCTGCGTTGCACAATTGCGTTACGCTCCAAAAGAATCTGACTCCAAAGCTGGCTGTGGCCTTGGTTGATAAAATGCCACTTCAACTCTTCCTCGGCTTTATTCAGTTCATGCAGTTGCATGACGGTACTCATCGCTTGGCTGGTGTCTGAACTGTATTTCTTCTTTGGGTCCTTAACTGCTTCCTTGGCAACCTTTTCCTTTGCGTCGAAGAACTTCATCACATCGTTTGTGATGCCTTGGACATCCTTGCCCATCTTGATGGCTGCTTGGATGCCTTTGATAGCTCCTTGCGCTACGGCAAAGGCCGTTATGGGATCGATCACTTTTTAGGCTCCAGCACCCACCGGCAGACTCTGCCGTCCTTATCTAAAAACTCGTTGGCTCCATACTTCTCTTGCGGCAGCACGACGCGGCACACCAGCACGATTTTTGTTTCCGTGTTGGGCCAAGGTATCTGTGCTGAAGCAATTGCATCTATCACTTGAATCCATGATTCTTTGCGAAGTCAAATAAAAGGTATCCAAGCCCAGCCAACGCAGCCCACACCAAGCCGCCAAGTGTCTTCTCAATGATGGCCTGGCGTAATTTAATGGACTGCTCCTGCTTATGGATGGCCAACTTAACCCAACGCACCTCATCCTCGGATAGGTTAGACGATGCCTTGATCGCTGCCGTGATGTCAGCAATAAACTCAGCGCGTTCGGCTTGGTTCATGGTTATTTGGCCTCAAGTGCTGTGAGTCGAGTGGTCAGGGATGTGATGAGGGCTTGTTGTTCCTGAATTGCGGCTGTCAGTGTGGCGACAAGGAAGCTGGTGTCGATGCCTTGATGAATAGGGTTGCCGTCAGCATCCACCGCGTCTTTCTCGCCAGCAACGCAGCCGGGGACTACTTCTGCCAACTCATGGGCAATGAAGCCTTGACCATCAGAGCCGTCTACATTCCACTTGTAAGTCACAGGCTTGAGCAGGGCCACCTTGTCCAATGCACCTGTCATGGGGGCAATGGTGTTTTTCAGGCGGTAGTCAGATGATGTGACGTAGGAGGTGGAAGACCCATTAGCAGCGATATATCCTACTGCCCCATTGGGATTGAAGAACTGAATTAACGCGTTTTCTGCCGTTGCAGTCGTTGACAACCGTAAAATTCTGCGAGAGTTGCTATCTGCGAAAAAGCAAGAACCGCCAGAACCTCCACTTACTACACTCGTAACCCCCACCAGCAAGTTGCCGCTGGAGTCGATACGCATACGCTCTAATGATGATGCACCAGTTCCAAATGTCATATTAGCAACGGAAAGCAACCCTAAATCTGTAATTGCACCACCGCTAATAATTGCATTAGCTGTTCCAATATATCCTCTATTTGTTCCGTTATATGCAAATCCCACATAAGTTCCAGTTGTATTATTAAAATTTCCAGTACCTTTTACATCTAATGTATCAGCAGGACTACTAGTACCAATCCCCACATTACCGCTGGAGTTAATACGCATAGCCTCCGCACCACCTTCAGCAAAAGCAATGGTGTCAGCCGCAGGGAAGAAGATGCCGGTGTTGGTGTCTCCTGTGGCTGTGATTGTTGGCGCAGCCGCAGAGCCTGCTGCATAAGATGCAATCCCGCCAACAGTCAAAACCTTACCAGAGCCAACATTAAGACCAACGCTAGTGCCTGTACCTGCCGCCGTAAAGATTGCATCTACAGAGTCCAAGTCAGTATTGATCTTGGTTCCCCAGGTATCGGTACTTGCCCCAACTTCAGGTTTGGTAAGTAATAGGTTCGTCGTCGTTGTATCAGCCATTTTTCACCTCTTATGCGGCCTCTTGCCACGTTGTTGAATTATCTGCAACTACAGTCCATGTCTCTGATGTATCGGAAATTTGTGTCCAAGTCTCTGATGTATCAGGAACTGCTCCCCATCCGAATCCAATCAATGTGCCTACTGATGAATCAGTTTGTACGCCAATTATCGCAACAGAAACGACGCTTGTGGCAGTGCCTGCGGAGCCAGTCCCCTCAACTCCAGTAATGTCCTGGAACGTAATGACCTCTGACGGCATTGTCTCCACAGCACCCGTGGCAGAGTTTCCTGTAACGGCTCGCAGTCTGCTAGTTGTAACCGAGCCAACAGAGGTTGTTGACGCATTGCCAAATGCCTCAATGCTCAATACCTCCTGAACGCTGCCAATGGACAGGGTTGAGGAGTTGCCTGTAACGGCTTGGGCTGATGACGGGGATAGAGTGCCAATTGCACAGGTGGACGCATTGCCTGTGATGGCAATGGAGATAGACAGGCTGACTGTTCCGACATTGCCTGTGGCAATTGTCCCGTCCTCTTGGATTGATCGGCCGGCCAGCAACGTGCCTATGGCAGAGGTAGACGAGTTGCCAGTTAGTGCGGCTCCCGCTTCTCCAAAGCCCCATGCTCCGTATCCGTACCTACCTGTGCCGTAAGCAGCCATGCCGCTGCTCCCGCGTTAAGCCAGCCGAATCAGGCCGGTGCTTGCGTCATTGACGGGCATTGTTAGAGTGAACGTGCCAGCCGTCACTGTCTGAGAGCCAAAGGTATGAACGCTTACTGCCTTATTGGATTGGGTCGAGTTGTAGATCAATACCGCGTCAAAGGCTGTGGAGAGAGTCACAGAAGAATAAGTAATGCTTGCGCTTGGGGTGACAAATGCTGTTGTTCCACTTGTGCTTGGAACAGTGCCAAACGTCACAGCAACACCGCCAGCCGTGTACCCAGTCCCTGATACCTCATCAGAGGCTGAGTAGGCTGTTGTGGCCGCATTGACTGTGGCAGATGCCAAGTACAAAGCTGCTTTGAATGAGTCAGCAGTTGTTGCAGCGCGTACAACACCAGTGCCAAAATTGTGATGGCCGACCAATAACTCGCCCTTGAACGAGGTACACATTGCCTGAGTATTTGCCATGATTATCCTAAAGGTTGAGCAACGGCTAGTGTTGCAACGTTGCGTTTCAAAGTCATATCAACGGAACGGTGAACAAGTTCATTGTTCTGCCAGTACTCGACCCACCGAGTTGTCTCGTTCTCAGTATCAATTATCCCCTCTTTTTTCTCAAGTAGGGAGTCATCCATTTCGCCTTTGGTCGTGGTGATTAGCATTTCTACCCCAGTGTTCTTGCTCGTGCGGTCAGAGAGCCGCCCGATGTTGTGCTTCGATCATCTGCGAGTTGCAGTTGATCAAGTCCAGCCAGGTACAGCGCAGACCAAACAGAGATTCTTGCGTCATCCTGTAGGTAAGGCGCGGCCTGCAAGAGTGCGCCGTACAGGTAGATGTCGGGGGATGAGGTCAACAGGAAGTTTGTTGCGACAGTACTTGATAACTTAGTTAACTTTGCGTAGTAGGTAAGTTCGCCTGTGTACGCTGTGTCAGGGGATGGGACAACGCGAATCTGACTCCCGACGATGCTGAAGTACGTTGGTTTGCCTGCCGCGTTTGTGCGTGATGCCAATATGTCCAATGAGTCCATAGTCTCAAACTGCATCGGAGTCACTGGGTTTGTATTTAACTTGAAAGACCTTGTCTCCAAAAAGTTGTCAGGAACCGCGCTGTACTCGCTGTTGATGTACGCATCCGCACGGACAATCATCTGACGTGTACGCAAGTTGCGTTCAATCTGAGCCTCGGCCAGAGAGATAAAGTCAGGGATTGCAGCCGTCAGGTCGGCACGGACAAGCCAGTCCGCTAATGATGCCTTGAGTTCGGTGTATGTCGTTAGAGCCATTAGGTAGCCTTTTCCTTTTCCTCAAGGTCACGCATGACCCATGTGTGGTCGTGCTTGAATTCAAACGTCCCAATGTGTCCAATTTCTTTAGACACATCGTGGTCAATCCATATCTTAAACCCTGCGGCCTGCGCCTTGCGGCAGAAGAAAATATCCTCACCAATGTAGCCACGTTTGTCGGTGCGCCAGGGAGTCTCGAACCAAGGCTCTGTCAATGCCTCAAAGACGTTACGCTTGATGAGCATTACGCCCATCCCGATGCTGCCAACTTCCTCAACGCCTGTGGATTCGGGCATTGTGTAGACCAACTCGCGCTCTCCGTCAGGGCCGTACTTCTGAGCCGTTGGACCTGTCGGCATCCTGCGACGTGCGCAGTTGGTGGCCACGATGTCAAGGTCGTGCTTGAGCAGCCGCTCAATCATGTCCTGCGGGAACGTCATGTCCGAGTCAACAAACAGGACGTGGGTGCAGTTCTCTCGCATCGCATCAAGGCAAAGGTCTGCTCGTTGGTTTTGGATCAGCGTACCCTGCATGATCTTCAGAGCAATTGCGTCTGTGGTGTTCAGCGTGTGGTACGTGACCATGTTGACCAAACAATAGGTGTAATTTGCGTGGACCATGTCACGCGCTGGGGTGCAGACTGCAATGTAATTCATACTTGTCCTGGGCGAGTTCTAAAGTAACGGTTTTCAGGGTCGTTTAACCAGCGTTTCATGTACGCGTCATCGTCCAACTTACCCTGCGCCTTGAGTTCAAAATAGATACTCAAAGGAATGCTTGCAACCTTACTCCACTCGCCATACTTGGAGTGCTTCTCTTGCAGGTTGAAGTCCTGCTTGTTCTCTTCAATGATTGCAGTGATGTCCTGGTTAGTCTCAACGGTAGCCTCGTCGGTTTCCGTGTTGTAGTGCCAAGTGCGCTTAATTCCCAAGGCATCATTGCTATCAAAATGTTTGGATTCAATCATATAAAAAAGAGCCAGGTTTCCCTGGCCCTTTCCCTTTTTACTTTTAAGAAGTAGTCAAGTCAGCAGCAATGCCGTGGGCAGTTTCTGCCAACACTTTGTGGCCGAACTCAACGATCAACATACGCTTCTCAGCGTCACCAGTCTTAGCCAACTCAACTTGTTGGTAAGGACGGAGGACGGTCATCTTCGCGTAATCAGGATCGATCACGAAAGCGTCACGCTCACGTTGGAAGCGGTTAGGCACAACTTGCACGTTACCGAAGTCGCTGACATAAACGTCTGCTGCGCCAACGATGGTGGCAGGCTTTGCGCCGCCATCAATGTTGAAACGAGAAGATGCAATGCCGGAGAAACCGGATACGCGCTGCTTGTTGACAGGACCAACCATCAAGATTTTTGGAGTGCCGCCAGAAGTCCATACTTGCTGGATGACGTTCTTCAAAATTGTCTCAGTGAAGGTACGGACGTTGCCGTCTGTACGTGCGCTGCTTGGCAGGGTTGTGTACGATGGGCTAGCACCGTTAGTCTGCATATCGACGTTAGTCTTCAAGAACGCTTGCAAGGATGCAGTAGTACGAGCAACGGTAGTGCTACCAGCGGCAGCAACTTGGCTGTTCAGAAAACTGAACTCTTGGTCACGCTTCAACTCAGAACCGCGCTTGGCGATCTGATAAGCCAACTCAGAACGACGGCCTGCTTTATTTACAGTCTCTTCAGTCGCGGACAAGATGATTGTCTTGCGAGAGATTTGAGCGTAGTTTTGCAGACGGACAGTGGCAGTCACTGCGTCGAACGAAGTAACGTCATCACCCTCCAACTGTGCATTGGCAGCGGCTGCGGCCAAGACGTCGGTTTGGTATTCAAACAAACTGTTAGAAACATTCTCACGTCCAATGTTGGACATATAAGGTGTCTCTTCAGGGGAGATGTTTGTAATTACATTGGAAAGGTCTTCACGGATACCCTTTGCAGAGTAGGTGGTGAAGGTGTTAGCAACAATAGCCATTTAAGTGCCTCATTTCAGTAGAAGTTCAATTGCGGCAGCCGCGTCTTGGACGCGACCGGTTTTTGCAAGACGCTTTTGTGCGAGAGCATTCCCAGTTGACTGTGAGACGCGACCTGCTGCACCAGGCTTGGCAGGGCGAGGGCCGTTGTTGATTACCGGTTTGATGTTGCCCCTTTTGGACATCATCTGTTCGTACAGGGCTGCTTTACGCAGCACCGATACGACTCGGTGGTCAAATATGTTCTTCAGTTCATCAGGTGCAAATCCGGCTTTTTGGCCAAACTCGATCAGCATAGACTTTTCGGCTTTTGCCTTCTCTGGATCGCTCCATTGAGGCAGTGCCTTCAGCAACAAATTCTGCTCATTGGCAAGAAAATGCTGCATCGTCTGTGCTTGCTCCTGCTGTGAAATCTGATTGAGCCGTTGCTGTTCGGATTGAATAGCACGTGCCTTCTCTTGGTTTTCACGCATCACCTCTTTCTGCCGTACCCATTCGATGGGGTCCTCTTGGTAGAGGCGATCCCAGTCGATCTGTGGCTCGGCTGCTTGCTGAACTTGAACTTGCAACGCTCCAAGTAACTGAGCGTACTGACTACGCTCGGCACGGATTGCTTCAGCCTCTTGCTCGACTTGCTTTCGCACTTCGGCAATTTGCTGGGTCTTCCGTGTGTAGTCTTGTGTCCGTGAATAACCTTTTTGGAGTTCGTCCAATGTCACCGATACTTCTTGTCCGTCAACTTTGACGGTGAAGGTCTGTGGCTGGCTTTCCTCTTCAGATTCATCACTTTCTTCAGACTGTTCGTTGTTCGTTTCGTCATCGGCTGCGTCTGCACTATCCGATAATTCTTCGTCCAACGCCGCAGAGTCGGATTGCTCCTCCTCTATTTGCGCCTCGTCAATTGACTGTTCTCCCTCATCGGGCAGTATTGAAGAGATTGCATTCACCGCTTCGGTGATACTCATTGGCCCTGCTGGGACACTTCCTTGTGGGGTTGGTGTTGACATGGCTGCTTTCTAATTACTTACTGACACGCTCGATGGCACGTTGTGCCACCTTTGCGTTGTCCATCATTTTCGATAATTCTATTTTCAGATTCTCAATTGCCTTGAGCATAGACCAAGCGATCTCACGTTTGGCTGACTCCTCCGGCTTGGTAGACCTGAAAACCCAGACCTGATCTGCCTCCATCTTGTTGATGGCAGTGTTGAAGGATTCATCCTCCAAGAACTGTTTGGCTTTCAAGCCTTTGCGAACTACTTCTTCATCATTCATTTACGCCATTCCTGTAGGGTTGATGGGCGCAGCCATAGGTTGCATCGCCTGATTGACGATATTTGCCTGTTGCTGCAATACTTCTCGATCCATTGACTGCGCAGCCTTAATCTCCGCAGTACTGATCTGTGTGTTGTACTTTAACTCAAGTTCGTATTTCTTTAGTAGTCCATCTTGTGCCATTTGGTCACGACGGAAGTCATCGTCACGAATCATCTGATCGCGCTTGAGTTCCAACTCAGCCGCCTTCTTCTGAATGTCGGCTTCAATTGACTTGGCTTGGACATCTGCCAGCACCTGTTCAGGTGTTGGTTTTGGCTCTGGGGCTGGTGGTGGCTGGTAGTCGGCAGGGATTGCGTTGAAGTACTGGCTGGTGTCGGCAAAGCCGGACATTTCCACAATCTTGCGCAATGTGTAGGCGTACTGAGACGGGGTCACCAATGGGTTCTGTGGTCCGAGTTGGGTCAGAGCCTCCTGCTGCTTTCCAGAAATCATCATCAGTGCCTGCATACGCTCGTTCATGTCGCCGTTGCCAAGACCGATATTAATGTTTACGTCCATGTTGGCATTCCACGCACGGGGGTCAATCTCCACAAAGTCGTTGCGCAGGCGAATCATCCGAGGCTTGTCCTGGTGCGTAGTCATCAGGAACAGGATTCCCTTAAAGAGTTTCTTCATGCCCTCGGCCATCAGTCGTGCCGTCAGTTCAATCCGACCTTGGCTTGCGCTGATGGTGGCATTGACTGCCGCCTTAGTGCTGGATTGCAGTGCGTCAGCATTAAGACCCATAGCAGCCTTGCTCATGCCGGTGCGGTCTTCTTTGATCTGGTCGATGTAGTCCAGCATCGGGAAGGCTGCCTGTCCGACAAATGGGGTGGAGAACGGCTGCACCATGCCAGGCGCACGCATACGAATCACTGCCCCAGTCTCGTTGTTCAGCACGTCATCCATGTTGACCTGACCCTCAACCACCGCAGTGCGGGGGTGAATGGCCTGCGCCAAAGAGTCAAGGGTGTTGCGCAAAATCTCGGACTTGATCTCTTGGATGTCGTGCGTGATGTCAAAGATGGACATCGCCTCAAGTGGGGATGTGTGTGGCTCTGGGTCGCAGGGGAAGTCCACGAATGGGTTGTAAGACGCGGGTAAGTTGCGGACAACCTTGTAACCTGCTCCGATACAGCAAATCTTGCGCAACTCAGGGATGCCATCGCCGTCATAGTCAATCCGTGCATATGCCTCGATGTACAGGGCGCGGCGTTGCATTGGGTTGGCAGAGTCGTTGGTTCCAAAGGTAGTGGACAGGGGCTGGCGAGCCAAGTACTCCTCGTTGTTGTCCAAGTCGGTGGAACTCATGTTCTCCTCGATCTCGTCCTGGTCGTAGCCCATTGACAGCAACTCAGCAACAGTTGCCATCTTTCGGTGGGCGATGATGCTGGCATCGTCAAAGGAACGTGCGCGGCGATCAAGCAATAACTCTTCGGGTGGGACGGCCATGATCTTGATTCGGCCATCCTTCATCACGCGCTTGATCTGCACGTCGTGCAGCATCGGGAGTGGTGGAGCCAACATCTGACCCGACATCGGATCAATTTGTGGTGGCAAAACCATTACATTAGGGTCAGGGTACGAGACAACAATCTTGACCTCGGCTGCTTCCTGCTCAAGAATCTGAAGGGTCTGGTCATCGAGTCCGCTGTACTCTTCGATTCGGACGCTTTCGACCTCCTCCCACCAGTACTTTGCAATTCCGCACTTACGCACTAGTGCGTCTTTGAAAATCGCGTAGGTGGTCATGAAACCGTTGTTGTCCTTGGTAAAAATGAAGTTGGCGTAGTCGGTGGCCTGCTTGGAACTCTCTACGTCTTCAGGACCCTGCGGGGTGTACTCGACAACATTCTCTGTGCTGAAAAATACACGCATCAGGCTGGGCAGCATTGCGCTGACGGTGTCGCGGACTTCCATCGCCACGACCTGGGAACGCCCTTCTTCCTCATTCCCGAAGGGATCGCCACGGTAGTACTCAGTCCCACGGGCGCGGGTTGGAGAGATGTCGGTGTCGATATAACTGATTGCGTCGGTGATGTCCTGCGTAATGATCGCCTGCAACTCGTCATCGTCCATCGGCTCCTGCGCTGAGACATCGGTGCTGATTGGGAGTTCGTTCATGTTCATATCGGTACTTTCTTCAAGATCACGTACATGGAATCAACGGCGCGGGGTGTCCGCATCAATTCCTCTTGGGGTAATTCTAGGCTAGCACCGAACTTACTGAGCCGGCACTCAAGGTGGATCATCTCGAACTTGGTGTCCTTCCAGCCCAAGTACCACGACCACTCGCAGTAATAAACCCACGACTTCTCGTTGAAGGCGCGGACGTGCGTCGGGTCTTGCCAGGCTCCCAGGCTCAAGTCGTAGGGTACGTGGATGTGCATCTCGCCACCCATCTCCAACATATCCCTGCAATTCTTCATGGCCGCCACTAGGTCGGGCAGGTGTTCGAGTACGTCGTTGGCAATGATCTGAGAGAACTGGCGGCTTGGCACTGGCTTGCAGATGTCCATCACCCAGTCGGCTCCGACATCATCACGGATGTCTGCGTTGATACAACCCTCGCGCCGGTCTTTGCCGGAGCCGAGGTTAAGAATTAAACCAGTCTGCTGCATAACGTGGCCTGTTTTCAATGATCCAAGGTTTGGCCTGGGCAGTAAGTTTTTCTCCGTCAAGGCCAATAGTTTGCGAACCGAGGTGGTGAACGTAGGATCGGGATAGGTAGTGCTGGAACCCAGCGGCTCGCAGGTCTTCACAGTGGACATCGTCGGAGTACCAGTTCAGGGGTGGGAACTTGAACGTGTTCCACGCCTCGTCGCTGATCCACCCGAATATCGGGGAAAGGCACTGCATCGGGATGATGGAGTCCTCGTAGGGGTATTTGAAGTAATTCAGTTTTTCATTGAACGGGTTCGACCTGATGTTCTGCACAGGTCGGGCTGCGTCGCATCTTGCAGATACCCAGCCCAAGGGTTCCTTAAACTGCTTCTTGAGTTGCAGCACGTCTTCAAGCAGGTACTTGTAACTGGTGGGGGTTACAACAATGTCATCGTTGGCCACCACCACGGAACTGAAACCATCGGAGAACGCCTTGTCGATGATGGCGTTGTAGGCGTCACCGAAGTTGCTCTTGTCGCCCTCCATCTTGTAATCGGCCTCGAAGTGGCTGATGACGTGCAAAGGTCCGCGCAGGTAAACGGGAGCCTCTGGGCAGTACTCGTCGATACTTGCCAACATTACGGCAAGACCCTTGCCGGTAACGGTTGAGATGCAAATCGGAGAAATCATTTCGATTTGTTTCTCGCTGAGATTGCCTTTGCCTTTGACTTTGCGTCTGCCTTGCTGGACGCGCCCCAAGCGTTAAGGCTGAGTAGCAACCTTGTCGGCTTGCCGTCCTTGTACTCAGGTCCAGCGTTACCCGCCATCCGTGAAAGAAAACTCGCACGGCGCGGGTTGTCGCCTGACTTGACTGGCGGCTTGATGTCTTGGCCTGCCGCCTTTAGGCTGGCTCTGCCTTTTGCATTCAAGCCACCTTTGGCGTTTTGCCCCTCTTTGCGCTGCCAGGCTGCTGTCATTTCTTCTTCATTGGCTTTTTGACTGTCTTGGCAGACTTCTTGAAGTCGGCTGCGCTGGGTGCTGCCTTGCTGCCGACCTTGTTCATCTTCTCGCCGCTGCCTGCCTTGATACGTGCTTGCTTGGCGTTAATTGCTGCGTACAAGCCTGGGCTACCTGGTTTTTTCATTTATATGCTCCAACAGTAAGGTTTAATTTATCGTCACCCAAAAATTGGGCAACATCGCGGCACAAATTGTAAAACTTATCAAATTCAAAATCCGACTTCATTCGGTTAATAGCCTGACAAACCAAAATTGTGTTTTCTACGGTATATCCAATAGAACTATCAATTCTTTCAATTGACACAGTATTTAAACATCCTGCTTCAAGAGTCATTGAGCGACCACTATATGCACAAATTTCTTTCTGTTGTTCCCAGCACTCAACAATATCGTTTACGGTAAGACAAAAATCTTGCTGTCTTTTTGTCGCTGCTTTTCTTGCATTTTGTAAAAAGATTTTGGCTCGGCCCTCAATTGTTGAGTTTATTTTTAATCTAGATTTTTTACTACCTTCATTGCAACATTCTTTACACCAACTATGGTATCCATCAGGTGTCTGCTTATGTGCAAAAAATAGTGAGAATGATTTCTCTGTTTTGCATTTAAAGCAGATTTTCATTCGTCTTCTTCCATAGTTTGTGAATCCATCTCTTCGTCTTCATCCTTGGCCTCGCCGGTGTTAGGGCCGCCAACAACCCACGCACGGCAACTGCGGCTGGCTGCGCACTTGAAGTCAAAGATTTCGCAGTAGCCAAGGTCGGCCAACTTGATGACGTCAGCGGGGTCAGCGTCGTTGCCGATGCCGTCAGCAATGCACTGCTTGATTGAGTCGGATACGTTGAACGCCGCGCAGTTCCCGCAACGGCTTTTCTTTGCTTCCTCGGCAGACACGTCCCACTCGTCGCCCATGCGCTTCCAGTAAGCCTCGTTTGGCAGTTTGGGGTTCTCAGGACCATAGGCTGCGGTGGTGATCGCCTTGGCTCGGTTCTTGAGATTTAAGGTGATGTCTTGCGTGGGAAGTGGACAGTTTGATGTGTCGGTGTCTTCCTTCATCATCTGATCCATTGCGCCTTGATAGCGTGACGGGACGCTGCGGCTGGGTTGTGTAGCCATTACCTATCCTTTCAAAAGTGAATGCCCAATTATGCAACTCTTGGAATATTTCGGCGCAGGGGTTTGTTCCAAACGGAACTCGCGGCCGAGCCGTACATTCCCATGATGGCGTCGCTGGCAAATGTAAGACAGAATGCATCACCCCTATCTGGCGAGGCTAAGCCACGCTTGCGAATCTCGTCTTTTCCCTCAATTTGTATTTTCCCCGAACTAGTGAACGAGTACCTCACGGCAGCCAACTCAGCAATCAGGGACTCATCCTTGGGCATCTTGCAGTCCCGCTGCTCCAACCAAGCCTTGGCCTTGTGCCACAACTCAGCCTTCAGGTTTCGGTAGGTGGCTCCCATCGCCGGTGACTCTGAGACGTTGATGCCACGCGCTGGCAGCTTCAACTCTCGCAGCCTGTCAACCACTCCAGCACCCAAACCGATGCTATCCACAAGAATCTCATGGGGTCGCTGGCTCGGTTGCAGGGCCTCGTACTCTGCCACGACTGCACCTGTCAGTTGCATCAGGTCGAGGTTCTTCCAAGTCTTGACGGGTTCTAGGACGGCGTTACCCTGACGCTTACACAGGGCTGACCTGTCGGAGCCGAACCGCGCAACGTCCAAGCCCCACACCAAACGGGCGTGCGCGGAGGGTTCAACGTCACGATTCATGGCCATTTCTAGCAATTCCATCGGGATAACGGTGTCATCGTCTGAACGCGGGAACTCTCCAAGTACGCGAATACGGAAGGCGTTTGACTCCTCGCCGTATCTACCTCTCATCTCATCAACGTAAGCCTCTGACACTCGCGGGGAGTCGGTGCAGTTGACCCGCATCGTGATCCAGTCATCCTTCAGGCGGTTGTGGGTGTCGTAAAAGAACCCCGAACTGCGCACAGGGTTGCCCAGCAACAGGGTCACGGCAGAGTGACCCGACATGGATCCAGCCGCAGCCTCGAATACCTGTTCAGGGATACCCGATGCCTCGTCAGCCACCAGCATCACGTTCTCTGAGTGGACACCCTGTAGGGCTTCGGGCTGCTCGGCTCGTGATGTCCGTGCTGAGATAAACGCCTCGTTGGGGGCTTCTTTGACCTCGATACGGTCCTGCTTGACTTCGAGTTGATCTCTCAGGGTCTCGGGCAGAGCCTTCACCCAACGCTTCAACTCAGCGAATAGGGCGTCGTACAGTTGGCTGGATGTGGGAGCCGTCAAGACGATTTTCACTGGGAACCGTAGGAACAGATACCAAAGGATCGCCCATGACGCTGCTGTGGACTTACCCACGCCGTGGCCTGACCTGACGCTGATTCGTCGGTTTCCGTCCGCGATGTGGGCAAGGAACTCTTTCTGCCAGTCATCGGGCTGTGTGTTGAGTACCTCCTGGACAAACAGGGTCGGGTTGTGCTTGTAGCGTTTCACGAACGCAATGAACGGGTTCTTGTCTTCGGCTGCGGACATGGCCGCAATCTGTTCTATTGCGTCAGTAGTCAATTCCACATTTTTTTTATTTTTTTTTGGGAGAGGGGCGAGTTCCATAGTGGGGGTGGGGGGTGTGGTCATTGGCGGCTTTCTATGGGTTGTGGTCGGTATTTCTTAGGGGCAGCATCAGTCCCGCCCCCGCCGCCAGCACGAAGGGGGGGGGTCAGCCGCCCGACGGCCAGAATCCAGCCCCAGACAGGCAGGATTCCACGATGCGGAACTGTAATTGATACAGTGTTCATTATGTTAATAGGATTGCCACTTACGCACAGGTTATACATGGATTGTGTGTCTGTTTGGTACTTATGCACAGGTTATTGTGACTAAGTGGACAATTTGGGTGTGGACAAGTCCTCTAGCACCTCGACGTGGCGCAGCGCGTCCATGCGCATACCTTGGATGTTGATGCTGACCTGCTGACCCTTCTGCTGCGCGTAAGCAGGTGCATTCCACCTCTCAGCAGTCCAGTGGCGCGTTTGGATGCGTAGTTTGGCTAGGTTGACCTCCTCGATGGACGCTGAGTCCGCGATGTCCAGCGCATCGGACACCATCAGATCAGCCGCCCTCACACGCGCACGCGAGACCAATTCTACGTTCTCTGGCTTGCTTAACCACACATTCATAGCCGTCCGACCCACGCCTAACGCCATACATACCCGCGTAATCGACTTGCCCTCCTCCAGCATCACGATGATCTGTTCCTGCGGAATTTGATCCAATTTAATCAAGTCCTCCTTACGTTTCGGTCTACCAGCCATTTCTAAGCCCTTTCTAAGCGTTTTAGTCTATCCAAGCACCCAACCTATCACCGTACCCATTTTCTCGTCAAATTGAGGCATTCCTGCCAGCCTCAGCCAGTTCCGTGTTGAACTTCTTTGGCAGCGTTGACGATTTGCTGAAGTCCAAGTCACTCTCCATGTCATCGAACCCGCTGTCACCGCCCACCTTCACCATCGTGGCTCCAGCATCCAACTGCTTAATTTTGATGACCTCTCGCATAACCGCACCGGCCATCATCGTCTCGATCTCTTCCATGTTCCAGATGTGCCGTCCTTGCACCTCGGGTCGGAACTGCTGGTATAGCAACGCATCAGCCTTCGTTTTGACAATGACCATCACCGAACCGTCGGCCATCTCATGCTCAATCGCCGCAATGTCAGGCATCGGGTTGATCCCGTTCGCAACCGCGTACCGCTCCAAAGCGTCGTAACCCGCAATCATTCCCTTGACTGCCTTCTCCAACCTTTCCTCGTCCCGATTCTCTTGAGCCAACCAGACCCGTTCCATCTGATTCCAGAACTTAGTCCTGAGTTCGGCATCCACCAAGTTAATCAAACGATCAGTACCCCACACCGCAGTGTGGTCTTTGTTCCGATTGCTAATCGACAACAGCAACGAGTTCAACTTAACCTTGAACGGGTCTGCTGGAAAACTCGGCTGATCAATCTTTGCCTCGACTCCACGTTTCTTTGTAACCATTTCAAACCTTTCTAATTTCTTACGGGTTCTTCCATATCGTCCTACAAATGGTGCGGCATCCCTAAAGGGATTTGCCCGCATTTGTAGGACGATTTATCCTACAAATGGACTCCATTTGTCTACCATTTGTCTACCATTTGTAGGACAGATTGCTTCTTTTCTGCTTAAATAACAAGCAGTTTTCTCATTTCTGATCTTCCATTTGCGTACCATTTGTAGGATTTTCTGCATCAAAACTGCTCTTTTGGCTCATCTTTGAACACAACCCAAACGTAATCCTTGAAGATTTCCACTCCATTTGCGTACAGAAATTCGCGTTTATGGCGGCTAAATTCGTTCGATATTTGCTTGGGTGTCTTACCGTGACCCCACACTTGGGTAAACTTTTCAAGCCAATAATCAATCTTCACGGCCTTGTTTCTCTTGCCATCCAAGTCCCTCATCTCACCAAATTCCTTGATCGCCTTGTGCAAAGAGTCAAGACAGATTTGCTGGTTCTTACCAACACCTGACCTGCTTGGCGGCTTTTTCTCCTTCTTTTCCGTGTCCGCCATGACCCTCGTTGCCTCATCCGAAGGGTTAACGGCAAGGCTGATGACGGGTTCCAAGCCCAAACTGGACGCTGATAACTGCACCTCGACCATCTCGAATCCGATCTTGATGTTGTCCGCGCCGTCCTTTTGCTTGCTGATAGTTAGCAGTCCCGAACCCGCAATCCCGTCACGCCGGCCACCTTCCATCTTCAGCAGTTCCAATTGCGTGTCCACGGCTCCGAGTAGCGATGAGTGGCCGCGCAGCCCTCTGGTGGCATCCTTCCCACTGTGGTGCAAGATCATGATGGTGCAGTCCAGCATCCTCTGTACCCGTCCAATATTGGTGATGAACGCGCCCATGTCTTGTGAGTCGTTCTCGTTGCCGCCGCCGAAGGCTCGTGCCAAGGTATCTATTTGCAGCAGGCTGAACTCCACGCCCGTCTCGTTGATGAGTTGCTGGATGGACAGCATCAGGAGGTTGAAGTCCTCCTCACTCGATCTCAGGTTGAGTTGGTGTCTGATGACGTAGATTTCCGCGCCCTGCTGGGTGTTGTTGTGTATCTTGCAAGCCCTGATCCTTGCCCCAATACCGCCATGTCCCTCTCCGCATATATATAGGACTGCGCCTGGAGTCTTGATCTCGTTACCCATCCACGTCCTGCCCGTCGCCACCGCCTCTGCAATGTCCAAGGCAATGAAGGACTTGTATGAGCCTGGCGGTCCGTACAGGGCGACAAACGACTTCTTGGGTATGACCTTCTCGATCAGCCATTCCACTGGCTCGTCCTGAATCGTGTCCCATGACTCGATGTTCAAGAACAAAGGCTTGGCCTTGGTTGACTCCTCGTGCATAGGCGCGTTGGAGTCGTAGTCATCCTGTGATGTATTTTCGCTGTGCGAGTCGTACTGTTCGCTGTTCGTTGCGGTATCCGTTTCCGTGATGGCTGGGAGTTTCTTTGCAAGGTCTGCGAGTTCAGCCCTCGTGCCTCCCATCTTCACCCACTCGAAGGCATCATCGCCAGGGAACGGAAGGTCCAAGTCCAAGTACCTGATGGACTTGGCCACCGGCAATAGGTTCTTGATTACCTTCTTGGCGTACTCCTGTCCCGCCTTGTCGTTGTCTGGCACGACCACCACGTTTGCCCCTGCGAAGTACTGCGTAATCTCAGCAGGCCAATGCCCAGCCCCAGCGTGTGACGTTGTGGCTATGGCTCCGATGGACACCAGCGCATCCGCTGCCTTCTCACCCTCCACTAAGTAGATAGCTCTGCCTGCCGTCTTTGCGTCCAGTAGTTCGGGGAATCGGTACGGCACGATGCGGACATCTCCAAGGCGCGAGTGCCTTCTGCCGAGTGCGTCAACCCTGACCAGCCTGTAGTCCTTGCCCTTCTCCGTGTTCGTCTTGAACCTCTGCTTGATGAACAGGGTGTTCCTGTCCTCGTCCATGTACTCCCACTCCTGCTCCAACGTCATGGGCTGCGGAGCGAGCGTGGCCAGGCTGCTGAATATCTCCTCGCGTTTAGGTAGTTCCGGCAAAAGACCCCTGTCCTTGATCGCGTTGAACACGTCCTGCTGGTCGCACCCGCCGTGGCAGTGGAACAGGTACTTCCCGTCCTGGGACTCTGTGATCGATAGGCTTGGGTTCTTGTCCCCGTTGCCCTTACCGTGCGATTGGACTGGGCAAGATGCCAGCCACGATCCGTTTGCTTGCTTTGCGTTGCCTAGTGCCTGCGCTATTTGTTCGGCTTGCATAGTTGTTCTTTCTTGTGTAGTGTTTCTAAATCTACAAGCGTCAATCCATAATTGTTTATTTTTGGAAGTTGGTTTGTATTAATGATTTTTATCAACTTGTTATTCTTAAATTGAGAGTAATCAACGTGGTGATGCCACCTATTAAATTTAAATACAACCTTAGAGACATCAGGGTGCATATCAACTAACATTTGACTCTTTGGTAAAGTCCCTTCTGAATCGTAAAAATCAGCACTGTTACCACCACGCATTCTTTGTGTGGTTATTTTTCCGCAAAGAAAAGCATTAAATTGGATTGTGCAAAGTCCATCTTTTAAAACCCTAAGACTAAGATCGGTATCCTCGTTGTAACGTCCACGCCAACGGTAACCGGAAGCGTTTTCAATCAGAAGACAAGAATAGATTCTGGTGTTTAAGATATAAGGTGGAACTGGGTCAGTCTTTTTACAAAAAGAGTAGTAGTTCAAGCCAGAAACTGGGACATTGGAATACCTACAAACAAAGTCCTCCGCGGCTTTTAGAGTGGCTCCAGTTCTTACTTCAAATTTTTCATTTTTGTTGAGGTAGTGAAAGGCATCGATGTTGTCATCCATGACCCAATGACGAGCAAAACCAAGCCATATAGAGTGATCTATGCAAAAGTTGCGAGCAGGGCCAGGCCCCGTGCTTTTCCCAAACCCAAGTTCATCGCAAAGTTCGTACTCAGCCTTGTATATTGGTGGAAGGATTAGCAACTCTCCGTAACAACGCCCACCACGATACAAATCAACCTCATCCTCCTCAACCACAATAAAATGTGGAACACCCATCTCATACAAAGCACGAGTCGTTAATCCATTGTCATAGCGTCCTTTAGACACGATGTAAACAGGGAAATTAGGTAGCATCGACATATACTTTTTTCGATAGTCCCCAATGGGACTTAAATGGATGCCAAATGCTCTTGGTCTTAACGGTAAGTTTTTGGTTAATCAATTCTCCAAAATCTTTGTAATCTTGCTCTGTTTCAAATCGAACCATTAACTCTTTGTACGGTTCTTTTTTATCTTGAGTGAACTCAGGCATTCCTACCCACTCAGGATGTTTATCAAATAAATCGTTGCTGCTTGTCATTATTTTTCTATCTTTATTTTTAGGGGAAAAAAAAGCCGAGGCTGTTACACCTCGGCGTTCGGGACTACAGATTAAAACATCTCGTCTTCGTCTTCCACTACAGCCGCCTTCGCCGGTGCTTGACGCACTGGCTGCGGTGCTTGCTCAACAGGAGCCGCCACAGCATCCATTCCTTCAGGACGCGCTACCCAGTTCACTAACTCAAAGTTGGGGATACGAGTCGTACCCTTGCCGATCTTTTCCAACTTAGAACCCTTGTACTCAACCACGGGCAACTTGCCAGGGTTTGCAGCGCGTTGCGCGTCGCAGGTCTTGTACAACTGCTCCAAGCCCATGTTGGGTCCGACTCCGTTGCTAGACCACTCGGCTGCGCCGATCTCTTTGTTGTACAGCGTGACCATAAACCCGCGCTTGTGTTCAGGCGTTGGCTGCGGACCCTTCTTGCCGAGAGACACGTCAGGGTTCCACTCACGCTGACCAACGGCCAGCAAGAGCCAGCCTGTCTGCACGTTGTCGATGTCGAAGACCACCTTCTTGAGTTGGATTTCCTCGTTGTTTGAGTTTGTCCAAGCGTTGGCTTGGGGTGAGAAACGGATGTAGTTACCAGAGCCGCCGGAGGATGAGAGATTTAGCATTTAGCGTTTTGCTTTCAAGGTTATGTGACTAAGTAGTCACGGGGAGGTGATTATTGTCCAAGTCCAACCGCTTTGGCAAGCGTTAATCCTGAACTTTCTTTTTTCGTAATATCCTCAAGGACGTGTTTCTTTTCCTTACCCAAGAGTTTCTCTGCCACCGCAGGGGAAATGATCTCGGTAAGCATGAGTTTGCTGTGTTCGATACCCGCAGCCTCAAGCGCAGCAACGGCTGCCGCCTCATCTATCCACTTGCGCGTTGCGCGTTTGGGTGACAGTTGCCAGCCTGACAGGACACCGCCATCTTCCAAGACCTTGGTGGCGTGTTTGCGCAACGCCGCGATAAAGTCCTCGACCATCTCAGACCGAGCCAACAGGTCGCTGACCACTTCAGGCGCAAGGGTCTTGACATCCAACTTGACGGGTATCAGTTCCAACGCCTTAGTCTGCGCGGGACAGATCACCTTGGCAGGGCAGTAACGGCACGCGTTAGTAGATGGCTTTGGCTGGGCGTCCCTGTTAGCAGACTCAGCGATGGCAGGCAGCAGCACGTCAGCCTTCCAACTGTTTAACTCTTCCACCGTCATGGTGTGTGTACGTGTATCTCCTGAGTGGGGCTGGATGATGGACAGCCTGACAGTCTCGACGGGTTTCTTGATCTTGGCCAGCGTACCCAGCGCGTAAATCTTCATCTGACTGCTGTCTGCGTCCACGTAAACGCGACCCGTCTTTAGGTCTGCGATCTCAAGGATGCCGTTACCGAACCCGATCACGTCAGCAGTCCCGCCCAACTTCACAGCGGGAGTATCAAAGACCGTCACGTACTGCTCAACCTTTACAGCCCCAAGTTCAGATTTGAGATTTGTAATGTGGTCAATGTGAGCCTGGGCAAACTCGATGTTCTCCTGAGTCATCGTGATGCCCTCGACTTGTTTGCCAAGGTAGGCATCAGCCTTCTCACCCGTGCCAAAGCACTTCTCGGCCAAAGCATGGATGGCAGTACCGATCTGCGCTGCCTCACCTGATGGTTCAAAGGGAACGCCTTCAGAGAGTCGTGCAGACGCTGGGCAGGCGATCCAACGTGAGGATGCACTTGCACGTAAAGTTATTTTGTTCGCCATTGTTTTCTTTCGTTGTCCGTGTCATGGATAAGGATTTGGTAAGCCAACTTGCGCACCTCGGTGCTGACAGCGTGTCCCAAGTCTTCGGGGTCAAGCATCCGTTTCAGCAGCACGGTCTTCTGACCCGACTGGTGACGTTCTGTCTCCAATTGAGTGCCTAAGTAGATGATGTGGTCACGCATTGTTTTGAGTTCTTCTGTTGTCACTTGGTCAACTCCCTCAAGTACCAAAAGCCGATCAGCACAGCGTCAGCCCTGCCATCGTCCTTGGCGCGAGCAAACTCTTTTTGGTGTGATGGGTACAGTTCCATTGCGCGGCTGCGGGATGCGTCCTTGCCAATCCCGCGTGTGATGGCTCTAGTCCACACCGCCGGCTGCACAAAGGTCTGCGGAACCATCAGCGCGGCCAAGACTCCCTCAATCACTCCAGCACTACGGCCAAAGGAAAACATTGAACTCACGCCCTGGCATGGCATGGCTGAAACCTTCTCAATTACTGCGTGGTCTGCCTTTAGGTCAATGATGAGAGTCGCCAGCCCCTGCGCAGACACCTGACGTTTCTGAGTCTTACCGCGCATGATGCTGACCACCGGCATATCCGTCACGGACTCCAAGGCTCCGTCAACGTGCAGCGCGACGGCTCCACTCAGACCAGGGTCAATAGAGATGATTCTCACTTGACGGCCTCTTCCATGTCCTTGGCCAACTGCGTCATGCGTGCAGAGATCAGCGCGTCAACGGCCTCGTTCAACTTAATGATTGATGAGTACAAAGGCACTGTCTTGCCGGTTGCCCAGCGTGAGAGTTGGGCTGGGTCAATGTTGGCAACCCTGCCCACGTCGGAGAGCCGAAACCCTGCCGACTTTGCGCGATCTCGGATCGCCTTGATTGCTTGCTGTGTAGAAGTTTCCATGATTGCGATGTTAAACTAAAGTTGATGAACAGCGCAAGTGTACATAAAAAAGGGGAGAGCGTGAACTCTCCCCGAAGGCAACTGCGGGGGAAACAATACCCCGCGCTGTTATTTTACAACGTATTAGTTGACTAAAATGCTTAGGTATTGACTACTTGTGCAAATCTGTGTTATTCTCCTAATCAATGACAAACCGTCAGATGGCAACTAAAGGAAACAAAGATGACTGAACAAGAAGAGAAAAAACTCACAGAGCAAGTCGAAGACCTTGCCCAACTCATGCGCGAACTGGCTATCGAACGCCGCCAGGTAATGGAGCAAAATAGTTTTCTCCGAGCCATTGGCTCACTTAACGATGGAGTACGACATGAATTCATTTAAGGACTACGCCTTAGCTGTTGCCATCGGCATCGCATTGGCAGCGTCACTTGTTCAGTGGTGGTCAACATGAGCGAGCCAATGCAAAAGGAGATTGATGCCATCGTTGCGATGATGGCTCCACCGCCAAGCAGCACGGGACTGCTCACCGCCCGTGACGTGCAGGACATCGTCAGACGCGCAGCCTCGAAGGGTGCTTTGGTCGGGTGGCTGGCCGCTGAGAGGGATGTCAAGGAACGCGCCGGCCGCGCCCTTGCCCAACTTGAGTACGAGAACCAAAATAACAAGGACAGAATCAAAGAACTTGAACTTGAGATCATTGGGTTGCAGCAGTGAGAAAGCGCAGCAAGTACAGGCCAAAGCCGCAACTGCCTGACCCATTGGCGTGGGTCCTGAACGGACTCAAGCCGGTGGCAGAGGCTGGGATTGTGGATGTGCAGATCAAGAACCACAGCGCAATTGATGCCCTGAGACGCGGAGTTGCCACCCGCCTTGACATCGACTACATCATTGAGGCATTCAACGTGATGGAGGCACTGTCTCGGCTTGGGGTTGCGTCCGAGTACAAGGACGAGATCAAGGCAGCCCAAGACGCACTCTACGCCGCAGCAAAGCGTGGTGTGGATGCTGGGTATCGGTTTGTGCTGAAGGCTGCGGAACTGAACGCCATCAATCTCGGAATGGAGATACACGATGCCCAGGTCGAGGTGACATCCATTGCCACGATGGAGAAGGCTATGGACATCGTCCTTGGAGAACTCAAACAGAAACGTATGAGAGTAATTTTGGAGAAAACAACATGAGCAAGATAAAAATTCAATTGGTTGAAGACGAAGAAGAAACCCCGACAGTGTTCGAGCGGTTTTGGGACAACCTAATGGTGTTTGTTAAATGCGTGGGCGTGTTTGCCGCCATCTGCTTTGCGATTGGCTACTTCAGCAACACCGAGGCACAGACCAAACAATGCGAACCCACCAAGACTGTTTTAACAAGGAGCATATTTAAATGAACCAAGAAGACATTATCCGTATGGCGCGGGAGGTTGGTTTATGGCCTGCCGTAACTGACAACTTTTCAAAAGAACTAGAAGCCTTTGCCAAACTAGTAGCAGCAGCCGAGCGCAAAGATATACGAAAGGGTTTTGCTGGTGTAACGCTGTGGCTTGGGGATGGGGAAGTAACGCAGCTTGTTACTGAAACGCAAATCAAGTATGAACGGAATCAAGGCGATGCACTGACGGAAGCTGCGCAAAAGTGCCTTGATATATACGCTGGAGCAAGAGGAGACACAAAATGAACCACTTAAAGAACGTATGGGCATGGCTAATCAATCACTGGGTCATGCCAACGCCAGCCGAACTTATCGCCGAGGAACTTATACAAGCGCAGCGCACCAAGCTACGCCATCAATCAAGCATGGAGTACCACACCGCGATCGTGGCCTACAACGTGGCACGGATTAAACGCTTGGAAGGATTGACCGCAAAGCAGGAGGTGATGGAATGAAAGAAGCATTGAAACTTGCGCTTTATGCGTTGAAATTAGGTGATACGGTTTTTTATCCGCAAACAAGCATTGCAATTGCAGCCATTGAAGCAGCCTTGGCACAGCCAGCACAAGAGCCTGTGGCGTGGCTTGATGAAGAAAAGAAAATTATCTATTGGCACAACACACATGAGACTGATGATTACCACGGGTTTAAGCGTACAACACCTCTCTACACCACCCCACAGCCAGCACCCTTGCCGTACATGCACAGCCAGTGGCAAGAGACGATTGCGGGAATACCTGTAACTTTCGAGTCCGAAGCGGATGCAAAGCGTTTTCTGGCAGCACAGCCAGCACACGTCATAAGTGAAAAAGAGCAGTTGAAGCAGTGGATTGCAACAACGAATTACTACAGAGCAAAGCGAGAATATGAGCCGGACGCAGCACAGCCAGCACAAGAGCCTTGGTACATGAAAATGAACGGCTGCAAAACCAAGTGTGAAGATTGCCCCGATGAGCCAGCACAGGAAAAAACATGAGCCAGTACAAGATATGCGCCAAGTGCCTGGAGTTAAAGCCGCACGATGGTGGGGTGGATATGTCACCCGTCAGGTGGATATGCCAGCACTGCTGGCTGCTTAGAAAATGAAGAGGCGAGACAGGGTGATAGAACTCATCACAGCCAAGGCCATGACATCTGTGGAACTGTCAAAGGTGATCCACTGCGGACTGCGCGGGACTCAGATCATCATCACGAAGTTGCGCAAGGCAGGGCTGATACACATACAGGGCTACAGAAGGCAGAAGGCTGGCATTGCTGCGATGTGGCGTTACGGGATAGGGGTAGATGCTACCAAGCCGCCTCCAGTCCCCTGCGCAGAGCGTTCACGCAAGTGCCGTGATGGTCAGGGTGTCGAGGAACACGCCTTTGCTTTGGCAAGGCAACGTGCAAAGAAGTGGAAGATTAAACGCGACCCGTTGGTGGCCGCGTTCTTTGGGAGTAATTGATGAAGAAATTAGAAGACATGACGCAAGAAGAAAAAATAGAAGCCTTCAATACGCTTCAGATTTTTATTGAGTCAGCAGTTGAGTCCGAACAAGACGAACCAAAACTATTTAAACTTGAGACAGAACTAAGGATTAATTTGGTTCTTGTCACTCTAAAAGAGATTTTTGGTTTGCGAGATACTGCATAACTCCATCAAGCCATTCTTGATTTGTTGGCTGGATTGGTTTTGACAATTGGAATGAGCGTACATCTCCACTTATTGGCGTATTAGCCATCCTGCGTTTTTTATACCAATCAGGGAACAAAGTCTCCTTTGGAAGTGACTGCTCAAGGCCACCAAAATACTCTCCTGCCAATTGCGTGTCGTATGTTTTATGTGGTGATACTGGATTTGTAATCAAGTCAGCACCAGGTTTCATCTTGCCAATTGCAAGGCCACCAGAATACATTGGCTCATTGAGTAGCAATGGGTCTGTGATGGCGTAGCGAGTGTAGGCAATGTTTGGGAAACCTGCATTTTGGAATTCATCCAACTGCATACGGTCTACAAATGCATGACGCAATGCTCCGTTTGACTCAAGTTGTGCGCGAGATTCAGGATGCATCACGCCTTTCCACTCAGGCCGCAATGCCTTAACCTGTTTATCAAAAGATGCAATATCTTTCTTAAAGATTTTTCCTGCTTTCATTTGCTCAAGCAATGCATCAGACATCATGGTATTGAAATTCATCGACTCCGGACCCATTGCTGAGTACACGCCAAAAACATCACCCTTTCCAATCCTTGCGGCCTCATCAACTGCGTTTTGCAATGCTGTAGAAGCACCTTTTTCTGATGCCCAAATTGACCCAGTTGGTGACTGCATTCGCATGAAGTCATATCCACCCTCAAGTGGAACTGGTGTTTGGAATTTAACGTTACCAATGCCAAGTAGATTTTGACCTGCCGCAGATCGATCACCAACAAATGGAACGATTGCGCCACCCTGCATATTTTCTGGTGACGCAATAATCTTTTGAGGTAGATTTGCAATGGGTTGCAAGTCCATCTTCATCTGTGATACTGGTATCGGCAACTTCTTGCCAGCACCAATGTCGTGCCAATATCCTAATGCTTCTGCTTGGGCAGCACTCATTCGAGGTGCTTTTATAACTCCAGCAGGTGCAAATGACATTGCACCAGACATTGTCATATCTGTTAAATCAGATAATGCACTTTGATCGGTGACCTTCATTGGGTTTTTAGGATCACCAAATGCTTTAGCGTAAAGTTCTTGGTACTTCTTATCGGTATCAGATATTGCACTTAACCCAGAAGATAGCAGTCCACCAATACCTTGCATTTGCTGCGTTCGCAATGGACTTTTCATCCATCCAAGTGCATCTCCAAGCAAACCAGTAAATTCAGCCATGTCTGTACCCTTTTACTTTTGTTGTGTTGGCTGAAGGCGACCTGCACCGATCTGAGTGACTGCCCCAGGCGCGCCGACTGCTACCTTGTAGGATAAACGCTTAATGGTGTCCTGTAACGCAGCCATCGCGCTCTCATCAACCAAAGCATTGCGAACAACTTGAGGGTTTTGAGATACAAGAATTCTTGCGATTTGATCTGACTGCGCATCTGTCAAGTTGCCGGTGTTCTGTCCCACCAACTTGCGCAGGACTCGGTATCCCGACATGAAGTTACCGCCAAGTGCGCTGGTGACCTCTTCGGGGGAGATGTTCATCCCGATACGCTTACCTTGCTGTAAGTTTAATGCTGTATTAGAACCGCCAAGAACTCCGGTGGCTGCACGTTGAGAGCCAGCGGCCACGTTGACGGCTCCAAGCAAACTGTCTAACTGATCTTGAGGGAACACACTGCGCAAAATCTGACCCTCTTTACGTTCTTCATCGGCAAACTGCCCCATCACGCTCTTGCGTGATCCAGTAGCCATACGAGCGCGCGTTGCGTCCATCAGACCTGACCGATACGCCTGCTTTGCGGCAGGAGACATAGACTCAAACTCTACAGCGACTTCGTCCGCGCTCTTGGTGAACGCCTTGCGTCCCTCTTGGAACGCGTCACGCGCAGACCGAGTCTGTGCAGCCGTCTGTCTAGCAGTAGCCAAAGCCGGAGATGACTGGTTAAGGGAGTTTCGCAACTGCAACTCAACGTCCTTGAGGGCAGAACCAACGCCTCCAGCACCCTGGGAGAACGCCTTGTTTGCCTCGTCCTGAATACCGCGACGGACAATCTCCATGTCCTCAATGTTAGGGGTTCGGCTGTACTCAATGTTCCCGTCCTTGAACGTAAAGAATGGGGCCTTGCCTGTTGTGGCTCGGTACAGTTCATTGATCTTAGTAGCGGCCTGTGGAGCGCGTTGCAGGGCCGCTGAGAAGGCATCAAGCATTGGCTTGTCAACTACACCGCCCTGCTCAAATGCGGCGTTGTACATGGCGTTCTCTGCGATCTTAATGTCTTCCTCATCCATTTTGTACTGGCGCAGGACATTTTTATCTCCCTTTGGATACAACCCAGCGCGCATCTGCTTCATCGCCGCATCACGCATTATGTTGGGGCGCGTAGTGAGTGCCTTTTTTATTGTGGCTGACGCAGGACCGCCTTGGGTGTACATAGTGCGAACCATTGACTCCAAGGTGGCGTTCTCTGCCATGATCTCGCCCTTGGCTATCCTGTCCACGATCTCGTCAGTGGTAAGCCCTGACTCTGTGGCTAAGCGTTGGATTTCAGTCTCAACAGCCTTTGCGCCACGGCCTCCAATGGTGCGCCTTGTAAAGTCAATCAGTTTATTGGCCACTGCGCCACCGCCAGTGAGAAGCGTAGTCCCGACTGGGCCAGCAACTGTTCCAACAGCCATGCCAGGAACAACACGCCCTGACCTTTCAAAGAAGTCACCCTCACCAGTTGCAAACCCAGTCAGTCCACCCTGCAAGGCTCCAACGCCAGCGGCGCGAGCCAATAACGCAGGGAGTGCGACTGGGGCAGCAGCACCACCCGTTAAGGTTGTGGCCGCGATTGCAGGCAATATTGCGCCACCAGCCTCATACGCAAGAGCCTCGTAAGGGCTGTCTTTCCTGTACGCCTCTAACTTTGATCTGATGTCTGCAACTGCCGCGTCGTAAGGTACACCGGCCAAAGATTGAAGGTACGCCTCCAACTCATCGGAACTGCCAAAGGTAATACCCTGCGCAAGAGAACGCAGTCTCTGACTTGGAGTCTCACCTTGAGGTGCTTGTGGTGCTGGTGCGAGCGCGGCCTGCACTGCCTGCAACTTTGGCAGCGGGATGGCGTTGTTGTTACCCGCCTTGAGTGCTTGCAACTCCTCGACGGTGAAGGTATCAAGAACCTGTTGCAGATCAGTTTGTGCCATTATCTTGTCTTCCGTTTGATTGCTTCGTCAATAGCATTATTCACTCGAAGGTTCCCACTAAGGTCAGTCTGCGAGGTGTACGGAATCACCTGATACATTACTCCAACATCGCTAAAGCCAGGAACCTTCATGGCAGTTGCGTAAGTATCTTGGTGTTCTTTTATGCGCTGGTTAGCAAGTTTTTGCATAGCCGCCATACCAGTACGCAACTCAGCCGCTGTCATTGTCTGATCTCCGGCTGCTGTACGTTTTATCAAGGAACGCTCATTTTCAGTAATAGCACCCTGACCTCTCATTGAAGCCGCAGCAGCAAGTTCAGACTGTGCAAGACCCTGAACTACTTGACGTGTGTCTTGCAGAGTCTTCTCAGCATCAGGTCCGGCAATATTTAACTGCTTGGCAACACGTAGCATTGAAGTTCTGTAATCAGCGGCTGGTCCAAGAACTGCGGTATCAAGAGCAGGGGCAATCATGTCAATATTTCGCAAAGTATCGTTAGCACCTTTTGCTGCAAAAAGAGTACCTTTTAGAATTTCAATTGCACCAGTTCCACCGGCTGTAGCCATGCTGTTTGGTCCAGGTGGTAACTTGACTACAGTGTTAGGGGCAATTTGAGAACGATACTGTCCTAATGCCGCTGTGCCTTCTGCCCCAGTTCCACCAAGTGGACGGCCTTGTAAGTATTCAACTGCGCGAATGTCAGATGACTGAGCCTCATAAGGTTGCGCGTCACTAACAATTCTGCGCTGTCCTTGCTTGTTGTACTGGACAACAACAGGCTTATTTCCAATCATTAGGTTCTGTGGTGCGCCATACTCTTGCGACGCAGTGATAACGTCAGTCATTGACTTTGCAAGTTGATCCGCTGGAAGGAGAGACATCAACGCCCTTTGCTCCCGACTTAAATTAGCAAATGGGCTGCTTTGCTGTGCTTGCTGCATAGGCTGAACCTGTGCCTGCGTTGGAAGTTGTCCAATCATGTTAGCGCGATCCACTGTAGGACCGGCAGGCATATTAGGTACTGCGAGTGACTGTTCAGGTGTAATGGCAACACCGGCAGTTGGCATTGAAGTGACTGGCACTCCTTGGCCGTAATCACCCATAAGCATTTTCTGCATACCTGAAAGCAAATCCCTTGAACGCTTGGCCTCATCCAACTTCTGTCTCGTGGCGATGTTGGCAATAGCACCTTGTTGCGCCTGCTGATAACCTTGCTGCCCAGCACCGTAAGCCTCACCCAAAGCCTGTCCAATCCCGATTGGGACTGCGCTTGGACCTGATGACTTGAGAAGGGACGCGGCCAACGCCATGATCCCCTGATTGTTCATCCTTGCGCGTTGCTCTTCGGTGAGATACTCCTCAAGACCAGTATCTCCACCGCCAAACATATTGGAGCCAAGAAGACCACCAAAATCAAAAGTTGCCATGATTCACCTCAACCAAAAAGACTAAGAAGACCGCCGATGCCAGCACCAACTGGTCCTCCGAGTTGATAGCCAGCCAATGCACCGCCCAATGCTCCTGAACCTACATTACGAGAGTAAGGCGTTGTGGTAGACATACCAAGGTTTGGGATGTTGCCGCCCAATGCGCCGGTAGAGACACCCAACTTCTCCATACCGATATTGCGGATAGCATCCAACTGCTGCTGATCGAACGCTTGACGCGCACCGCCCAAGGCCATCACGTTCTGACCACCTTGGATGTTCTGACCCCTAGCGTACTGAGCCAAGTTTGCTGCTTGTCCGTAACCCTGCTGACGCATATTCGCTGACAGGTCAGCGGCCTGCTTGAGTGCAGCAGCGTTAGTGAGGCTAGACTGCACACCCTGACGTGTTCCACCAAACGCCTTGGCTTGTGTAGCGGCCTGACGATCTCTGAGGTCTGCCATCTGACGGCTTGACTCAATGTCGCCCAGGCTGCGATCAATTACGTCTTGCTGGTACGGGTTCATGAAGGCGTTGATGTCCTGACCCGTAAATGGAGTTAAGGACTGGTTAACGATCTGCTCTTCACCCGCCGTGTACATTGGGTTAAAGCCAGCAAACTGGCGCACTCCCAGTGCGTTTGCGACTGATTTACCCTGACCCAAGTTCTCAAGGTACGCAGCCTTTAACTGCGGGTCGATGGCTTGGGTTGATGTTGTGGAACCGCCTTTTGACATTTTGTATCTCCTTACGCTTCGAGCAAGCCGCGAAGTTTGCCCTTTGAAATCTTGCCTGCGTTGATGGCGTTCATCAACTCAATGCCGTACTTACCAACGGACTTGGCGTTGATAACGTACTCTCCGTCATCCAATCCACCGTAGCCGTCATCTGGACCCATTGGGTTCGGACCCTGTAGGCGATCCATTGTGACCTTGCCGCCTTTGGCGTATCCACCTCCACGCCCCCATCCACCCCTGTCGCCTCCGGGTTCGCCTCGGCCTTCAGGACCGTTAGGGCCATCACTTCTACCAGATGTGTCAACACCAACATTACCACCTGTTGGGCTAAGACTGCCATCTGGGTTTGATGTATAAGATACTCCACCAGCCGCTATTGCGTCTTTTGTTGCTTGTGCATTTGCAGCATCTGTCATCGCTTGGTTTGCTGCTGCCGCTGCATTCGCTGCATTCATGGATTGCTGTCCTTGTGCTGTAGCTACATCATTACCCATTGAGTTTGATGCAATGCCTGCTCCTGTGGGAGATGTAACCCCGTAGCCACCGTTTGCAACTGAACTACCGTAACCGCCGCCACCGTATGTTGGGTCTGCTGCAATCAAACTAGCAAGACGCTCTTGATTTGCTTTTGCTTCGTTTGTTGTTGCGTATGGAAGCATTGCCTGAGATGCATATTGGGCTAAAAATCCACTAGGTAAAAGTCCACCGAGTGCATTTCCATAGGCATCTAAACCTAACGCTAGATTACCCATAAAGGTTGATGGTCCTGGTCCCGCCATTGGGCTTTCACTTCTAAAGCCACCTTGTTGTGATTCGCCCCGTCCACCGCCACGGTTCGTATTATTCAAAGCCTGCAATCGAAGAAGTTCATCGTATGCGCTTGATGATCCAGAAGATGGTGCTGCTACTGGGTAAGCATTGAACCCACCAGTGTAGGTGGAGTTGTTCATGGCATTGCGTCTGCGCATCAACTCCATGATCTGCGAATACTTGTCGTTGCCAACAATTTGTGGGGTTCTACCAAATTCTTTTGGGAACTGGTCTTGGTATGACATTCCACCTGACCCTCTGTCAGGGAATGGTTGGGTATAAATGTTTCTGCCACCTAAACTCATGATAATTCCTTGCTTAAAATGAACCACTTAGGTTCGTAACCCTCATCCTTTAAGAACGTCTTCTGCCAACCCTGACGGCCAGCAAGAGATACTCGACTGCAACCCAACTGCT